TCTAATCTTTTAAAGTATACAGACTTTAGTGATATGGACTTAGAAATATTTCAAATAACAGCTAATGAAGCTAATCCTAAACATGGTACACCGCACTTTAATTTGAATGGTAAAGCATTTAAAGCTGGAGTTAAAATGTCACATGAAGATAGAGAAGATTTATTAACCAATAAAGATAAATATATTGGTAAAATAGCTAATGTTAGATATTTTGAATTAACGGATGATGGTATTCCAAGATTTCCTGTTATGATAGGTATTCATGAAGATAGATAATAAATTATGAAAACTAAAAGAGATATTATTCAAGATTCTATCTCTGATAGATTTATTGATGCTGGTTTTAAAGGAATAATATATGCTGCTCCACGTGTGGGGAAAATTAAAATAACTATTAATTGTTTAAATACAAAAGATAAAATTTTAATAGCATATTCTGAAGTGAGCATTAAAAAGTCTTGGCAGGATGATTTTAAAAAATGGAAGTTTAAAGGAAAGAAGATTAAATATTCTACATATCATTCATTCAAGAAATTAAGAGAACCATGTGATGTTTTAGTATTAGATGAAGTACATTTAATATCTGATGCTCAAATGTTAGCTATTAAGAAATACATTTATATTTTAGGAATTAAGAAAGTGATAGCATTAACTGGTACATTGGCAGATGATACTAGAGATAAGTTGTTACAAATCTTAAATCTAAAAGTATTAGTACATTATTCTATAGAGCAGGCTATTTTAGATGGTGTAATATGTGATTATATTATAGATGTTATAACAACTCCTTTATCTACTATTAATGATATAGAAGTTAAGTGGAAAGGTGGTAAATTCATAACTTCTGAAAAAGCAGCTTTCAATTATATATCTAATAAGATTGAAAATGCTAATAATAATGCATCTATGATGTTGAGACTTAAAAGAATGCATATGATTAAAGCTTCTAAATCTAAAATGGAATTAACTAAAAAAGTGTTAAAACAATTAGAGGATAAAAGGGTTTTAGTTTTTACAGGATTAATTGCTACATCTGATAGTTTAGGAATTGATAGTTATCATTCTAAAAGTAATAATGAACAAGTTAAGGATGATTTTATTAATGGTAAATTAAATAAATTAGCTGTAGTAAAGCAATTAGCTACTGGTGTGACTTTTAAGGCTTTAAACACTGCAATTATTAACTTTTTTGATAGTAATCCAGAATCAATGGGGCAACGCATTTCTAGAATTACATGTTTAGAATATGATAATGTAGATAAAATAGCTCATGTTATTATAATTTCTAGTACAGAGCAAGTAGAATTAAATTGGTTAAAAAAGAGTTTGAGCTTTTTTAGTGAAAATAAAATTAATTATATTAATTTATGAGAATGCAGACTTTGAGTGAATTACAGCTCTATATTAACTTGTTAGAACAGACTAAGGGAATTAAATATTCTGATTATAATAAATTAATTGAAGATTTAAAATATGAATTCAATGTATTAACAACAATTGATGAGTTAAATAGAATTTATGAACCAACCATAGATGAAGAAATTCTTGATGCTAGTCTTCTTTTAAAGAATATATTTAGTTGGTAAAATTAATAAATAAATAATATGAAGAAAATAGTAATATATTATGCTTGCTTTAATGGAGGTGATGGATCAGTACATTTGAGATGGTATTTAGATGGTAATAAAGCTTCAGATGAAGAAGAAAATCAAAATGAAGGTTGGGGTGAAGATTGTACTGGAAGTGTAGAAACATTTGAAGGTTCTGATATACACCTAGAAGCAATTAAAAATGAATGAAAGAAGTAATTGAAAGATGTTTAGCAAGCTCTCTTAATTTATATCAGTACTTCATTCTCAATTCTTTATATAATGAAGAAGGTGAAAAAATAGTTCAGTATTGTATCAGTGTTGAAAAGATACTAACTAAAGATTTTATATACTTAATTGATAAAGGATATTTAGAAGAAGTTAAAGATAGAAAATTAATTGAAATTAATGATTTAATATTAACAGATAAGTTTGCTTCTGAAATATTAAAAATAAGTAATACAAAGAATATAACATTTGATGTAGCTTTTAATCAACTTAGAGAACATTTTCCTAGTAAGGCAGGAAATAGTGAAAGAAGATTACAAGGTGATGTTGAAAGATGTAAAAGACTATATCAAAATACTATTGTTAAAAATGGTAAAATTGATATTGAGTTACACTCTGTTATATTACAATGTATTAATTATGAAATAAAGATGAAAACTAAAAGCAGGAGTCTTGAATATTTTAAGCTCCTTGCTACATGGTTATCAAAAGAAGAATGGAGATTATATTATGATGATGTAATTGAAATAATAAAGAAGGATGGTGCTGTTGGGAAAAAAGGTGATGATTATCAAGAAGATAGACTATGATATTTGATAGAGTAAAAGAAGAATTAAAAAAGAATAAACAGGATAGACTTGATGGTAAAGATATATTAATTCCTTGGAATGGATTACCTAAACTATGTACTGTACTACCTGGAATTCAAAAAGGTAGATTTGTTATAACTACAGCTAATAGTAAGGTGGGTAAAACTCAAATTAGTGATTACTTATTTTTATATGAACCTTTAGATTATGTTATTAGTAATCCTAAAACTCCTATTAAGCTCAAAATATTTTATTTTTCTCTAGAGATGTCAAAAGAAGATAAAATTCTTCAGATGATTTCTAATAAAATTTATAAAGATAAGCAACATGTTATTTCAACAGATAATCTTAGAAGTTATTTCAAAGGTTATATTCTTGAAGATAGAGTTGAACAACTCATAGATAGTTATAAAGATTATTTTGAAAAAGTTGAGAAGTTTGTAACTTTTATAGATGATACTAGGAACCCATACGGCATATACAAAACTATGAGGTCTTATGCTAGAGAAAATGGTAAATTTTATCAAAATGGTGGAGCAGAAGTAGATCCTGAAAAAGAGTATTATGATTATTACAAACCTAATGATGAGAATGAACATGTTATAGTTCACATAGATAGTTTAAATCTATTACAAGCAGAAAAAGGACAAACTCTTTGGGATGCTATGTTTAAATTTAGTAGTGATTATTGTATAAAGCTTAGAAATAGATTTAATTATACCATTTGTGCTATTCAACAGCAAGCAGCTGATCAAGAAAAGCAACAGTTTAATTTTAGAGGTGATTCTATTGTTGATAAAATTAGACCATCAGCTGATGGATTAGCAGATTGTAAATTAACTGGTAGAGATTGTGATATGATGATAGGATTATTTGCACCCTCTCGTTACAAAATAACTGAATATGCAGGTTATAATATAAGTAAATTAAAGGATAATTACAGAGAACTTTCTATTATTTTTAATAGAAGAGGGTCTGGTAGTATTAATTTAGATTTGTATTTTGAAGGAGCTAGTAATTTCTTTAGAGAGCTTGATATTAGTGAGTTTCGGGTGTAAAATAGGTTGGAAATAATTAGGAAAATTGATGAAAATACTGTATATTACAGTATGAAAATAGCAGAATGTGGATTTGTTTACATGATTACTAGCCCAAGTGGAAGAATTTATGTTGGTTCAACTATTGATGTTGAGCAAAGAATTTTATCATATAAATATTTGAAATGTAAACAACAAATTAAAATTTATAATTCATTAGTGAAGTATGGATGGAATAATCATATATTTGAAATAGTTTGGGCTGGTGAATTATGTGATATGTTAAAATATGAAACACTTATTGGTTGGGGTTTTGATGTTTTAGATATTGATTTAGGTTTAAATCTTTCCTTACCAAAATTAGGTGATACTTATAGTTCTTATAGTGCAGAAACTAGGAATAAAATGAGTTTATCTGCATCAAATAAGGTAGTTACTCCTTAAGCAAGAATCAGTTATCAAAAGAGAATGACTGGTTCAGGTAATCCTCAATTTGGAAAAGTATTACCTAAAGAAAGTTTAATAAAAATGGGACTTGCACATAAGAAAAGTGTTATTCAATATGATTTAGAAGGAAATTTTATACAAGAATGGGATAGTGCTCAGGATGTTAAAATAAATTTAAAAATTGATAAAGGTGACATAGGTAAATGCTGTAAAGGTAAAAATAAGACTGCTGGTGGATTTAAATGGAAATATAAAATCAAAGAATAAATAAAATAAAAAAGAGTTTTTAAAATGGGATTTATAGATAGATTAGAAAGTGAATGTGATGATTTACATGAAAAAATAACTAAATTAGAGTCATTTATTGATTCAGATTTTCAGGATGTTGATATTTCTGTAATTCAATCTAAATTATTAAATGATCAGCTTAAAGCAATGGTAGTGTATTATAATATTTTATTAGAGAGATTAGAAGATTTAAAAAATAATTAAATAATGGAATTAATAAAACAGAAAAGAACTATATTAAAACAATCTCCTGATGAAATATTAATTTATTCTAAACCTAAAATGGGTAAAACTGATTTAGTTAGTAGAATAGAAGATTGTGGAATAATTGAATTAGAAGGTGGTGCTAATTATGTTAATGGTTATGTACATGATGTAAATAATCTTGAGGAGTTAGATAAGGTGTTAACTTGGTTAGAGAAAGAGAATCCATATAAATATGTTGTAATAGACACATTAACACGTTTGGAAGAATGGTGTGAGATTGAAGGTACATTAAATTACATGCATAGCTCTCAAGGTAAAGCATTTAATAGAGTTACACAAGAGCATATTAATAGAGGATTAGCTCCACAAGATAAATTAGGTGTGCAATTTCCTCCAGGTAAAGAAGGTTTTGAATCTGTACATACATTAGGTCAAGGCTATGGATACAGATGGTCTAGAGAATCATACCAAAAATGGTTTTTGAGAATTAAAAAGCTAGCTAGTAGAAAGATATTTTTAGCTCATATTAAAGATAAATTTATTGAAACTAAAAATGGTGATTCTGTAAGTGGTAGAGATATAGATTTAACTGGTAAATTAAAGTCAATTACAACATCATTTGTTGATACAATTGCTTATTTACACAGAGGAACTGATGGTAATACTTATTTAAGTTTTAAAGCTGGAGAAGCTGTAGCTGAAGGAAGTAGAAGTAAACATTTAACTGGTCAGGATATTATGATTGGTGAATGGAGTAAAGAGAATAGTGATTATAAGGAAGTGTTTTGGGATAAAGTGTATGTAGATTAACAATTAAATAATAAATAAAAATGGAAAATAAAACAAAGCCAACAGTGAGTGCATCACAATTTAAAGCTGATGTTGCAGCAGGAATGACTAAAGCAGAATTAGTAACTAAATGGGGAATTAGTCCAGCTAGTGTTAAACAAATTGCTGCTAAATTTGAATTAACTATTCAAAGAGCTATTGCTCCTAAATATATTTTAGTTGATGATACAGAAGAAACAACTCCTGTTACATTTGAATCATTACAATCAAATACAGCTTTAAATAATTAATAATATGTTTTCAAACTCATTAGAATATGCAATAGAAGCTTCTATTGTTAAATTTAACACTTATCTTTCATCATTAGATGATTATATTCATTATTCTGATGAGGATTATAAGAATGCTTTTATTCAAAGATGGAGAGGTTCTATGTCAGCTGTAACAGGTGAAAAATATATAGGGCTAACTAATAAGAATTTTGATAAGTTTATTATTAAAGATGATACATTAGTTGAATTAAAGTTTTGTAAAGATAGAAAATGGAATTCTGTTGGAGAAGATTTTGTAAATAAATTTAATGATATTGTTTTAAAAATGGATTTAACTAAATTTAAGTGCAAGTTAGCTTGTTATGATATTGAAGAACAATATAATAAAAGTATTCAAGGTATTAATAATTTTAAAATAAAATAATGGAAGAAGTTAAAGGAGTTGTTGTAGATGCACAACAAGAAGGTGATAAAGTATCTAAGAAATTTGATGGGAATATCAAAAAATTAGTTGCTTTATTTAATGGTGATAAAGCTTTTAAGAAAGCTAAAGTGGCTAATAGTGATATTAAAACTATTATTGAAGAATTAACTAAAGAGAAAAAAGAAGCTTTAGTTAAAGAATTTAAAGAGAAAGCTTCTAAACTATTAACAAGTAAAGTGGAATTTGATAAATTTGTATCTCAAAAGGAGAAAGAATTGAAAGAAGCTGTTGTTAATAAAAAGAAAGATTTTAATAAAGAAATGGAAGATTGTTTTCAATTAATTGAAAATATTGATAATCTTGCAGCAGATTATTCTAAATCTTTTGAGAGTTTAAATAAAGAGAGTGATAATAAATAATAAATAAATAAAAATAAAAATGAATTTTAATGAAATTGAAATTAAGCCTGATTTTGAGGCTAAATATGTTAAACCAGGTGTTGAAGTAGTAAGATTTACAGAAGTTAGTGCGGGTGCTGCTAGTACAGGAACTAATTTTATTGAATTAACAGTTGAAGATAAATCTAAATTAGCTTGTGCTACAAGATTTTATTTTGCTCCAGGAAAGAATACAGAAATTTCTGTACAAGCATTGTATAATTTTATAGCTGTTACAAATAATGTAGACAAAGCTAAAGCTAAAGAGATGATTGGAGAGTTTGCTGATTTTAATGCATTAGCATTGAAGTTATCAAGCATGTTCATTGGTAAATCTTTTGCTGCGGTAAT